AGGAATACTGTTTGGTATTGGTGGTTCTTTGAATCAAACACAGAAGAACGTTGATTCAGAGAAACGTAACTTGGAAACTAAGTCACGTTTACACGAAAACTATCTAACAACAAATGGTGTCGTTAGAGATTCTATTGATGACAAAAATTCAATGGAATATCAACAGAAGATAATTGCTGTTGACAGATTTGAAAGAGCATTAGTCAGACGTGCTTTTTTAACACACGCTTGGTTCTTTGCTTGGGGTACACATTGGGACGCTGTTGAATACAAACAACGTGTTGACCTTTACAACGAATCAAAGAAAGGTCGTAACGTCCTAGATGAAGGACAGTTTGACAACACAACTTATGGTTCACCACTAGCTCTTCAGACAAAGAAGTAGCCTTAACGGAAGAGGGAGTTCTGCTCTCTCTTCCCTTTTTTTTATATAGATGAATGGTAGCTAAAGCTACTAAGTTATTAGGTTTGCTAAGGCAAACACCAACTGTACTTGAATCACCTTGACTCTCTCAGCTATGCACTGTACTTGACAGACCTTCTTTGTATCTGGCAACTTGGGGCATTGGCGTGGGTATGCACGGATAATATACTAAATCCCATTTCAAAAAAAAACTTTGGAGATTATTATGAAGATAGATAAAATTATTGAAGAGATAAAACTCTACGCAATCGAAGCATTGAAACTATTAATGCTTTGTGTAATTCTATATTTTATTATAACATTATTATACATCTACTTTGATGTACCAATGTACTAAACTGAGGAGTTAATATGTACAATATCAATATCGAAACCGACAAGTTCTATCTGTTATTTACAGATGACCCTAATGACCCACACTTAGAACACGTGCCAGTCAGTAAGTATATTCAATATCACAATTCAGATTCTATGTATGAGTTGGGTGGTGAGAAGTATATAATATTTACTGAACGTGAACTAGCTGTGGCTGTTCTTAATAAATTTAGAAATAGGGAGGTCAAGGAATGAGTCCTACTTATAAATCAAATACTGGTTACCAATGCACAGAATGTAAAGCTTGGTGTAAACCAGACGAAATGTCTTCTCAAAATCCTGATGTCTGTTTTGACTGCGACCCTACAGTCGAAGGAGATGGTCAGCCCTCTTGGGAACAAGAGTGGGAAGACTTTGGGGAAGTCTATGATGACGACCCACCTCACATATAAACATTAACAACTAGGAAAGGTCAAAAATTGGGTGATTTAAGTCGCTAATGAATATTACATCTAGTAGTTGGGGGATAAGGTAGGGTATTATCCCCCATTTAATTTAATTATAATTGCAGTACGAGGAGGTACAAATGCAACGCATAGAAACAAGTGTAAATGTTTTCAATCCAACATCAGTAACATTTCTGATAAGTCCAACAGACGACGTGATTAGTATAAGGTTCAGATGCAAAGAACCAAATAGTAGTTACGACCACGAACTAACTATATCTACCTTTCTTCATACAAGTAAAGATGATGATAGAAAGCTTCCAATCTTTTCAGTTCAAGATGTAAGCAAAGACTTTGAGTTAGTTCCTGTTGCAGACTTCACTGAAATAATACGTAAAGCTTTGGTCAAATCAAACAAGAAATGGGGGAAAAGATATGCCAAGTAAACAGCAACAGATTGTCGAAGAGATAATCAAGAACCTAGAATCAGGTGTTGCGAGTGCCAGTGGGTGGGAAGCCCCCTGGCATGGAGCAGTTACGCCACCGAGAAATGTTGTAAGTAACATAGAGTTTAGTGGTGGCAATGCAATGTGGTTGTGGTTTGCATCACAGATGTATAACTATTCCAGTAATGATTGGGCGACAATCAAACAATGGAATAGTGTAGGTGGTAAGCTAAAGAAAGGTAGCAAAGCTGGACTTCAGTTTGCTATCCGTCCATACATAAAGACTGATGAAGAAACTGGAGATAAATATGCTGGTGGTTTCTCAGCCTATCCAGTATGGAACAAGGACCAAGTAGAAAACTTGCCAGAAAAATTTATCGACAAGCCAGAGGTTGAGCTAGAGTTCACAGCTAATCAAGACATAGATGCTTTCTTAAAGAATTGTGATATCGAAACTAAACACAGCGATACACGAAGAGCATACTATAGAATCAGTGAAGACGCTGTTCATTTACCAGAAACCAAATGGTTCAAGTCAACCAATGGTTACTACAGTACAATGTTCCACGAATATATACACGCAACAGGAGCAAAACACAGGCTAGACAGAGATGGTATCACACAAAAGATTCGTAATGAAGATGTGTATGCCAGAGAAGAATTAGTTGCAGAGCTGGGTGCTTCATTCCTATGTGCAAAGTTTGGTATATATAGTGAACGTCAATCAGATACACTAAGCTATCTAAAATCTTGGATAAAAATACTAAAAGAAAAGCCAAGTGTATTATGGAGTGCAAGTTCAGATGCACAAAAGGCCGTTGATTATCTAATGCAAAGTGTACCAGTACAAGAGACTGCTGTGTATTCAGCAAACATATTGTATGAGGACTATCAACATCACACATCAAACGTCAATTATAGGAGGGCAGTATGATTATTGATGACGAATGTAAGAAAGATATCTTTGACTATATCAGAAGGTTCAGAGACAAAGGTGAGTACAATGTACTACAAGTAAGACCTTTTCTTGAAGATGACTTTGAACTTGATTGCTGGACAGCCAGAGATTTAATAATAGAATATATGCAAAATCCAAACTGGGGAGCAGACAATGGGTGATGATACTACTGCATATAAAACAAGACGTGTTTCTTTAAATGGTTGGGCGAATATATCAATAGAACAGGAAGTACCTGTGAGCGATTCGCACGTTAATTTATTTCGTTGGATAGACTTAGCCAGAGAAATGAAAGAAGGTGAAAGCGTAATACTATTAACTAATCAAGCTCAAAGATTAGCAAGAGCTATTAAAAAAATAGAATCTTTTACAGCCATCACAAGAAGTTACAAAGAAAATTCAAAACGAGTATGGAAAGTAAAGCGAGGTAAATAATGTATAGAAAACATACACCAACTGAGATAGTTGATAAGATAAAGTACAACTTGATACGAGATATTGGAAGTCTATGGGGTTGTGATACCATCACTAACAAAGGTGAAGCTAAAAATAAAACACCATCAAACATTGAGTTTCAAGTTAAATTAGATTTACTAGTCGACATAATAAATATGGAGGTTGTAAACAATGTCAAGTAAAGAAAAAAGAAAAGGAACCTATCACGAAAACTGGTGGGTTTCTTTATTCAAAGAATGGCGTTGGTCTGCAAGGAGACAACCATTAAGTGGTATCTTAAAAGATTTTCCCAATGACATAGAGTTATGGGTGCCAGACAATACAGAAGAAGCTAAAGCAAATCATAAAACAATTAAGTTAATATGCGAATCAAAGTACAGAGCAAAAGGTTTTGCTTTGATATCATCATATCTTGGTAAGAAATCTGGTGTTGATATGATGCTATTAAAAGAAAAGAATAGTGAAGCGTACTTATGTTTCAATATAAAGAACGAAAAAATTAAAAAACTTCTTGGGATAGAATCTTTATGAAATGTATGATTTGTAATAAAGCACCAGCAGATGTGAAAGATAATTATAGATACTACTGTGCAAAGTGTGCATTAAAACTTTTAAAAGATAAACCAGCTCATAAAAAAAATAGCTTAAAAAAAATTAAAGGGTAGTACAATGGAGAAGTACTACCCTTATAATATTAGTTACTGAGGAGGTAACATAACAATACGTATCATACATAATCATATGTGTGCAAGAACTTTGGAGATAAGAATGGAATCAAAAAAATTACCAGCAATAAGACGTGATGAATCGTGGGCGTTACGTTTGGGTGGGAAGACACCAGAAACTACAACACGTGAACTAGAAAAAAAACTTCACACACTATTTGATAAAGGCTTCAAGCGTAATGGCATTGCATCAAGTGGTGAGTATGGTTTTGATTACATAGTAACAGGCTATGACATTGATTCAGTAGACAGAAGCAAACTTGAAGAAGCATATATCATTGCAAAAAAATCTATTGAACCATATCCAAAAGTAGAATTAGAAAAACAGCTTGAAGTTCTTTACAGTATTCAAGCAAAGGTTGGTGAGATAACAGCCAAGAAAAAAGCAAAGCTAATGGCATTACTTATGTTAGAGTTACCAGCAGACCTAGCAAACTATACGATTAAATATAATTCTAAGTATAATAAGTTCTGGTCTACGTATGAAGAACTATATAATCCTATTTATCGTAAGTTAGAATCACGATTAAGCTTAATAAAAACGCTTGAAAATAAATTAAATACAATGTAAAATAATATTAAACAATTACTTGAGGAGGTAGTTATGGTTAAAAATAAATATAGTATCGGTGGGTCTGACGTAAACAGACTACTCAATGGCAACTGGTATGAGTTGTTCTTAGAAAAAACTGGAGCAAAAGAACGAGAAGATTTATCTGATGTACTACCAGTACAGCTTGGCATTGCAACAGAAGATTTTAATCTTGAGTGGTTTCGTGACCATACACCAGAGGAATTATGGAATGGTAAAGACATAGAGAAAGAAGCTCTTTATAATACACACGGACATACGTTAAATGGTGTAAAGCTTCACGGACACACAGATGGTTTGATTATGAAACCACGTTATCCAAAAGATGAAGTTGTCAACAGACACAATCTTGGTCCAGTAACAGAACATATGAAGTATGAAAATACTTACGCAGTTATTGAATGTAAACACACCAATGCATTTAGTAATATGAGTAAAGTATCTGATTATTATATGGGTCAGATGCAACTGTATATGTTTCTTACACGAACAGATGCTTGTTACTTATCTGTTATCTTTGGCAACAGCAAGTATGAGTATGTCAAAGTAGGTTGGAGTCAAAAATATTTTGATAAGATATGGGTTTACATTGAAGAGTTTTGGGATTGTTTACGAGCTGGACAAGCACCAACAAACTTTGAAGTAATGAAACCATCATCAGACTTAGTACCTATTGATGATAAAGTTAAAAGAAATATGTCACACGACAATGAGTTTATGCATATGGCACACGAGTACAAGCGTACTTACTATGATGCAAAAACAAATGCAGATGCTAAGAAGTTTCTTACATCTAATGTGACAGACAATGACAGAGAGTTATATTGTGACCTACTCACTGTCAATGTATCTAAAGCTGGTCGCAAAACAATCAAACTTATTGAGGAGTAGACATATGTTGTCGCAAAAAGCACAAGTGTTAGCACACTTAAAAGAGTATAAATCTATAACAAGTTGGGAAGCTATCCGACAGTACCAAGCTACAAGATTATCAGCTATCATATTTGATTTAAAAGATGATGGTTATGATATCGTAATGACACCAGAACATTCTGATAATGGTAAGAAGTGGTGGGGTCGGTATAACTATTTAGGGAGAGTAAATAATGGCGAATAAAGTACCAGAAAATTTAATAAAAGTTCTCAAGGAGATTGGCGAAACTCGTGAGTCATCTTTATGGGATTGTCACGGAACTATGGTTGTATATCATAAAGCAATAGAAAAAATTGCTAATCATTTAAGAATAACATTCGATAATCCTATCGTTATTGAAACTGACATCAAAAATAAATGTGTTGCAGTGATGGTAAGAGGTAGACATTCTAACAATGAAGCATGGTCTATTGGAGAATCTGCACCATACAATACTAAAAATAGTTATCCTTATGCTATGGCAGAAAAACGAGCTAAAGACAGAGTGGTACTAAAACTACTTAATGTAAGTGGTGATATGTATGCAGAATCTGAAGCTGATAAATTTAATAAAAAAAATAATCCAAATATAAAGGAGTAAATTATGGAATATGATAATAATAATAGGGGTGCAACATTTCCCCCAAGACCAAAACAAAAAATGTTATTTCAAGGTAATGGCGAAATTGATAACAAGCCACATAAGTTTGTAGTAGTGGCTGATGAATCACGTGATGGCAAACCATTTATGGAAGTGTATGTCAAAGCTGGTGCAGTATTTACCAACAGTTACAAAGAACCCAATGACAAGAAACCACATTACACTGGTAAACTTGAGATGTTTGAGAAACGTATTGCTTGTTGGAAACAAAGCAAGGGTGATATGGAGTATCTATCTGTTAGGTTTACAGAGCCACAAGAAAGTGTGAA